AAAACAAAGCTGCCTTCGTATTCTCCAAAGTAGGAAGAAAAGTCAACATAGGAAATATTCTCAGAAGAAGTTTTCCATTGATAATGGCTGACCTCTGCTGCGTATGTAGATAAAATCGGAGCGAGACCAAGAAGCAGGACAGTGGTCAGCATGAAAGCAGTCATGCCCTTTAGTCTTTTCATAAATGTTGGCTTTTCATAAGAGGCAATATTAATAATTCTCCGTTTCATCTGCTCCATGTTTCCACCAAGGCCGGCGGCAAACGGAAAAGGAGTAAGTGAAACCTTCTCTGCAAAGTTAATCAGTGTATTGCCATAATATTCGTAAGCATCCTCTTCAAGCATTTTCAAAACGGAAGTGTCACAGGCAACCTCTCTATCATTACGCATTTCTTTCAGTGCGTACCAGACAAGAGGATTGAACCAATATACTACCCCAGCAAGATTCATCAGATAACTGGCAACAGCATCTTTGTGCTTATAGTGCTGCAGTTCGTGCAACAGCATATATCGCATATCGGATTCGTTGTAATCAGAGATCAGATGAATCGGCAGATAAATACATGGTTTCAAAAGTCCCACAATAATCGGGGATTTCAAAAATGCAGTACTGTAAACAGGGATATTTCTGTGAATTCCCATTTCCTCCAAACATCGATGATATAGGCTGCGTACTTCCGGGTTCTGAAGGGGAAGTCCAGATTTCTCCAAATTGCGTAGGCGGAGTGAGGATTTGATTACTAATATGATCATTGCAAAAATGCCTATAATCCATATCCCCAATAATATGTATCCGGCAATGGATGGTGTTTCGCTATTTACAGAAAGTGCGAAATCATTCATCCAGTCTGTATTTCCGACCGGATGAATTCCCACAGCTTCTCCCATAGCGGTTGGAGTGCCGGAAGCAGGGGAGCTTCTTAAGCTACCAAGCCACGAGAAGATTTGTGGAAATCCGATGAGACGGAACGGTATAAAGGGAACTGCCAGCAACCCAAGGAGCAGGAACCACAGATTATACTGCATCCGGCTGGACAGGTTGTTTTTGAATATCCGCTTGGCTATCAAAAGAATTCCGATGATACCGCTGATAAATACATTGCATATTAAAAAGCGTATCATAAAATTAGCCACGTTAATTTCCTCCTTTTTTTGACCTCTTGGAAAGAAGGGAACGTAGGGTGTCTATTTCTGTTTCAGACAGTCTGTCATTTTCTATATAGGCAGACAGCATGGCAGTGATATCCCCGTCATAGTATCGTTCCAGAAAAGAGTTGCTTTCCTGGCCGATGTATTCGCTTTCTTTCACGACTGGGGTATAAACAAACACTCGGCTCTGTTTTTCATAAGTCAGAACGCCTTTTGTTACGAGACGTTTGATTAAAGTCTGTATCGTCTTAGGACTCCAGCTTGTGGTCTGTAATAATTTATCTGTTATTTCATTGGTACTGATCGGCGCATGTTTCCATACGATTTTCATAACTTCAAATTCAGCTTCAGAAATCTGTGGTAAATCGCTCATTTCAAATCCCTCCTTAAATCTTACGACTGTAATAAATATATTATAGACGTTATTTATGTTGTTGTCAATTTCAGAAAAAACATATTGACTTGAAATCTTACTTGTGTAATAATTAAAATATTATAAGAGTAAGATTTGGAGATGGCAACAAAAAGAAAAGAACCAGAATCACAACGGATTAGCTGGTTCCTTTATTCGTTTGAATTACCTCTTTTATGTATGAGTGCTAAGAGGTATTCAATTGCTGGAAGAATCTCGGCTGCCTCTTGCTCATCACATTCCTGTAGCATCAATAACAGTTTTTGTTTTTTCACCCCATCCGTAGCAGTGTCAGGGTGGAAAATACGGTCTGCAGGAATGTGTAAATAAGCGATGATCTGGCACAATACTTCGAACTTGGGATTACCACGGTCGTTTTCAATATTTAGTATTGTACGCTCATCACAACCTATTTGTTCAGCTAATCTGCAGAAACTTGCCAAAACGGAAGCAGAATGTATTGTTGCCTATTATGGAGTGACGAAAAAGGAAGAAACTACATTTACAAAGATTATGGGTAACGCAGTGGCAACGGTGGAGCAGATGACAGAGTATATTAAAGCAAAGAATCCTGATGTTGCACAGTCGGTTATTGATATGATTCCGTTTTATCTTTCGGAGGGAAAGACAGAGGGTGTCCGTGGTGATCTTGCTTTTGCACAGTCCTGTCTGGAAACAGGTAATTTTGGATTCTTCGGTTCTGCTGTTACGCTCGAGCAGAGCAATTTCTGTGGCATGGGAGTGACTTCCAATGGAATGAGAGGAAATTCCTTTGCTACACCACAGCTTGGTATCAGGGCGCAGGTTCAGCATTTGAAAGCCTATGCTTCCACAGTGGATTTGAAGAATGAATGCGTTGATCCACGCTTCAAGTATGTCGCAAGAGGCTGTGCGGAATATGTGGAGCGGCTTGGACAGAAAGAAAATCCAGACGGAAGGGGATGGGCAGCAGGAGCCGGATATGGTGCAAAGATTATTACAATCTTAAATGCCATGATTGGAATTAAGAACGAGACAGCAGAATCGGAAGAAGTCTGGTATCGTGTGCGTAAGACATGGGCGGATGCTGCCACACAGAAGGGTGCATTCCATAGTTTGGAAAATGCCAAGAGGTGTGCGGATGAAAATAAGGGATATTCCGTATTTGATGAATCCGGTAAAGTGATTTATTCCAATGATACATTCACACCGTATCTTGTGAGAGTATCCATCGAAGATTTGAACATCCGCAAGGGTCCGGGAACAGACTATGATAAAACAGGTAAGTACACCGGAAAAGGTGCTTTCACTATTGTGGAAGAAGCAGAAGGTAAAGGTGCGAGCCTTTGGGGACTTCTGAAATCTTATCAGAAAAATCGTGACGGATGGATTTCACTGGATTATACCGAGAGGGTTTAAAGATAAGCCGGACAGAGACAACAGGTTTCTGTCCGGCTGCTTTTTTCGGCTCCTGACAAGTTTGGACAGAGTGAAAAAAGAGTGGGTGGAAACCGTAGAATTGCTTGACTTTACAGGGGTTTAGAGTGATTTATATACTACCAAAAGCGAAAGGAGTACTTATTTATATGGTGATTGCAGGAACGATAAATAGGGTGGCTTTTTACTGCAGAGTCAATCATCGTGACAGAGATTATGAAAAATATCTGGACGATGTAATGAGGCGGTTGGAAGAAGAATATGGAAAACAGAAATGGGATTTGCAGATTTTCTTTGAGGAAGCTTCAGGAGCCGACCCGAACAGAAAAGAATTTAATCGTCTGAAAGCGGAAATCGCAGCAAAGAAGATAGATGTGGTGGTTACCATGAGGGCTGCCACGATTGCCCGTGACTGGGGACAGTTTATGGAGTTTATGCTGATTTGCAGTAAGAGAAATGTGGAAGTGGTGTACATTGACAAGGTAGAGAATGCACAGGCCATTTTCCGAAGGATTCAGGAGTTTCAGAAAAGGTTTTTTGAAGGAAGTGATGTAACGTGCGAGTAAAAGTGATTAACAAACGGCCAGCTTCGGTCTTACAAAAGAAAAGGGTTTGTGCTTATGCCAGAGTTTCCACAGACAGCAGAAGACAGGAAGACTCTCTTGAAAACCAGATAGAAACCTATGAGAGACTGATTACCGGAAATCCGGAATATGAATTTATCGGAGTATTTGCTGATCAGGGCATATCCGGTTATTGTGAGAACCGCCCACAGTTCCAGAGAATGATGGAAAAGGCAAGGGCAGGAGAGATTGATTTAATTATTACAAAATCCATATCAAGGTTTGCAAGAAATACTGTCACCGTTCTACAGTTCGCAAGGGAACTGAAAGAGCTGGGTGTCGGTATTTTTTTTGAAGAACAGAACATTAACACTCTATCAGGGGACGGTGAGATGATGCTTGCCGTCCTCGCTTCTTTTGCACAGGAAGAAAGCAGAAGCATGAGTGAAAACAATAAATGGTCCATTCGGAAGAAGTTTGAGAGAGGGGAAGTGATGATTACCACCTCTCGCTTCCTCGGTTATGACAAAAATGAATATGGAGATTTGATTGTGAACCGAAAGGAAGCGGAAATTGTCAGTCTGACTTTCGACCTTTATCTGATGAATGTCGGCTCGTCAAGGATTGGGGAGCTGCTTGATTACTTGGGCGTGAAAACGGTGACGGGAACAACATGGGAGAGCGGGACCATCAATGGGATGCTTTGCAATGAAAAGTACAAAGGGGATTTTCATCTGCAGAAGTATTACACCCCTGAAAACAAAAGAAACCATACAAGGAAAAACAACGGGGAAGTGCAGAGTTATTACATTTCGGAGAACCACATAACGCCTGAGGTATGGGAAAAGGTGCAGGAAGTCAGGGAACAGAGAAAGCGTGACAGGAATATCGGACAGGACAGCACAATGAAGTTCCAGAACCGCTATTCCTTAAGCGGAATGCTGATTTGCTCTTACTGCGGAAAAACGCTCCGTCGCAGACAGGTTTACAACAAGAAAATCCAATGGCTCTGCAGCACCTACATTGAAAAGGGAGTCAAGGCGTGTAAAGGGATACGAATTGATGATGCAGAACTGCAGGGATTAAATATTGCGGAACAGACAGTAGTTGAGGAGGTGATTCGAAATGGCAAGAAGTATTACAGTTATACCAGTAAAGCAGATTTCGACTGCGGAATCAGGAACAGCACAGGCAGTGCAGAAGTTGAGGATGGCAGCGTACTGCAGAGTGTCAACCGACCAAGAAGAACAGTTATTAAGTTATGAGAATCAGGTCAATTATTACACAAATTATATCAGCGAAAATCCTCTCTATGAATATGCAGGAACTTATGCGGATGAAGGTATTTCAGGAACCAACACCAAAAAGAGAGATGAATTCAATCGTATGATTGCTGATTGCAGGGCGGGGAAAATAGACATGATTATTACTAAGTCCATTTCCCGATTTGCAAGAAATACGCTGGATTGTTTGAACTATGTGCGAGAGTTGAAAGATTTGGGGATAGGGATTATTTTTGAAAAGGAAAATATCAATACCCTTGATGCAAAGGGCGAAGTGCTGCTGACCATTCTTTCCTCACTGGCACAGGATGAGAGCCGGTCCATTTCAGAGAACTGCACATGGGGAATCTGCAGAAGGTTTGAAACAGGAAAACACAAAATGAGTACAAAGCGTTTTCTTGGATACGATACGGATGAAACGGGGAAGTTGGTAATCAACAGGACACAGGAGCCGATTGTAATTCGGTTGTATCAGGAATTCCTGGACGGAAAAACAACCGATTACATCAAGAGGATTTTTGAACGGGAAGGTGTGAAAAACTGGGATGGCGGTACGAAGTGGCAGTCCACAACCTTAATGAGTATGTTGGAAAATGAAAAATACAAGGGTGATGCCTTGCTGCAGAAAAGTTATACGGTGGATTTCCTCACCAAGAAACGTACACAGAACAAAGGGGAAATTCAGATGTTTTATGTGGAGGATGACCATGATGCCATCATTTCAAAGCGGATATGGGAATGTGTACAGCTTGAAATAAAACGCAGGAAGAAGTATCTGGAGGAGCATGGGACAAACTCCTATTCCCACCGGCCAGAAAGCAATCCATTTGCATCCAAGATAATTTGCGGAGACTGTAATAAGGTGTTTGCACGG